CCTAGTGATACTATGAAGTACAATATCAACAAAGTGATGATGAACTGGATGGCATCTCGGCCTTTGACATGCTCTGAATCTTTGGACATGATATTGGGGCTATTCACATTATACAGTAATTTCAATAGAAATGACCCTGATGAGTTTTGGCCGGATCCGAGGGAGCCTTATCCAGGATTCATGAGAAAACCGTGTCAGATTTCCAAATGGCAAGAATCCATCTCAAAATCAATAGAGGACTTGGGTAAAAGCTATAAACGAGCAATCATGAAGTCAATCAGAATTCTGACTGCAGCAGAATCAAGCTCAGTGAAGGCCAGTGAGCAAGTTGAAGCAAAAGTTGAGGAAAAACTCTCTGTCGATTATAAACTGGAAGATTACTTGCATACAGATGAATTTGAACATTTGGAGATTCCCGTTTCTGATAATGAAGACAATTTGGGGATGTTTCTAGATGTAGTAGATGAAAGCCAAAATTTAAGAGCTGAAGAAATTGCAGCGGAAGATGCAGATTCTGCCGAAAAGAAGTCAAACAGCGGTGCCTCGGCTCCTAACTCAGATGGAAACAAGTTTGTGGGTTACGATGATGAGGAAATACCTTTAGAAGCTTTGTTTGCTAATGTGCTAAATGATGAAATTCTTTCAGTTGCTGATTTTGACTCGTCACAAATCACAATAGATAGGCCACCAAAAATGCCAATTCACGAAGCAGCTTCAAGAACAGAATGGAAACTCAGCATCTTCATTGTAGAACTGCTGAAATTGAAACCATTAAAGGTCAGCTCAGGTGGAGCAATCGAAATCTGGATAGAAGAGGATGTATTTAAGAGTTTTTACATTGATCATGATGAATGGTTTGGAGAAGCAAGACAATTTGTCTGGTTTGCAACAACAATCGGAATAAAACTCGTAACAGCAAAAATTTATATGCAAGCATTGACAAGAGGTCAGAGTAGAGAACAACAGGAGGACCCAAATGTGTCAATGAAGAAGAGAAAGACGGGGCTGAAAATGTAACATAGAAAAAAACTTAGATCAGCCAGCATTAGTTTAGAGAAAGGCATCAACTCTCAAACTTGACAATTCGGGTTATTGATCGGTCCATGGCATAAAAGATTGTATGATTAATTATTTCG